ATGCTGGACATTCAACAGATTTTGGGGCGTTGGGGCGTGTGGGCACGGGAAAGTTCTTCTCTGGGATATTCGCATATCGCCGCCGGTTTTAAAGGGTTGCTGCCGGGCAGTAGCAAACAGCAGGCCTCTTGCTGTGACGAGGACGGCTTGGTGGTCGATCGCGCCGTTGCTCACCTCCAGGCCCTACGTCAGCCGGAGGAGTTGGAACTGATCTTGCGTTACTACGTTTACGGGCAATCGAAGTCCGCCATTGCTCGCGGCTGGAAATGTTCGGAAGGCCGGGTAAGGCAACAGATGCAGGTGGCAGAAAGTTTTATCGAGGGTTGTCTGGTCAGCCAGAATATTCGTTTGGAAATGGATAGATAAACGATGACCGATAATAAAAAATAAAGAATTTTTAAATTGAAGTAATTACTACCCCGCAATGCGGGGTGGTTTTGTTATTTTAAATTAATGGCGAAAAATAATTTAATAAAAATCTATTCGCTACGAGTTTTATCTAGTAAGTTGATAGCGTGGTTATTGCGTTTCGCAGTTGGTAAAAATATTTTTTAAAATAAACTTCTCGCTACGAATTATATTAGCTAGAGTGCTATTACTGGTTTAACCCAAGGTGATGCACTCTTATCAATAGGGTTCAATCAGGAGGCGCCATGAGTACCTTGCGTATCAATGATTTATTTGAGTCCAGGTTAACGGCCTGGGCTGAAGAGAAAAATATTAAATACACCTTGGCAAACGTGACGTTTACGGCGGATGACGATCTTCATCTGGAACCGTTTATTGCTCCGGAGCCTGCGGTGGCGTTAGGTATTTCCCAGGAGGTGCAGACCTACAGCGGGAATTATCAGGTTAATATTGTGATGAAGAAAGGGACGGGCGCGAAAACTGGCTATCAACTGGCGGAAGAGATAATTTCATTATTCCCCAGGGGATTGGTGCTGGCGGACGATGCTTTTAACTGTTATGTCAACGCTGGTGGCAATATCCTGCCAGCGATTGCCAAAGATGAATTATATACCCTGCCGGTCACCATCGGTTATTGGGCCGGGTATTAATGCCACAATAGTGTAGTCAACATCGCTGGGGGGGGAACTCTCCAGCAAGTAAACCAAGCCTACCGCCATCCGGCGGTTTTTTTATATCTGAAATTGGAGAATTACCATGGGTTTTGCATTACCAAATGGCGCCACCGTATTTGCTGGCGCGCCAACAGCACCAGGCGTAGTCACTACCGCAGTCAGCAATGCTAACGGCGCCGTATTTACCGTGGCCACCGGCCACACTCTGAAAGTGGGTGACATCGTAATGGTACGCTCTGGTTGGGGCCTGATCGACAGCCTGGTGGCCAAGATCACTGCCCAAGTGGATACCAGTATCACCATTGGTGCCATCAATACTACCGACGTAAGTTTCTTCCCGGCCGGTGGCGGCAAAGGCTCCTTGCAGAAGATCGCCAACTGGACGCAAATTCCTCAGATCACCGAGGTAGCGCAGTCTGGCGGCGATCAGCAATACGTGCAGGTACAGTTCCTGGAAGACGATCGTCAGCGTAACCTGGCCACCTTTAAAGCGGCCAAAACGCAGACCTTTACCTTTGCGCACGATGCTTCTCAGCCGATCTACAGCCTGCTGCAGGATGCCGATCGCAATGGCGTCACGCTGGCGTTCTACATGCACGTGCCAAAAGCCAAGGAGCTGCGCTACTGGTCTGCGGTACCTGCGTTTGATCCGCAACCGACCACCGCGGTTAACCAGGTTGAAACCGTACAGGTGGCGCTGGCGGTGCAGTCTTGCGATATGACGTTCTACAAAGTGACTGCTTAAACAGTCCATCAGCGAGCCCGATATTTTTCGGGCTCGATTTTTTTGCCGAATTATTTAACGATAGAGAGATAATCATGACCGAATTTAACCTGACACCGAATCCAACCTTTAAAGTCGACGTTAGCATTCCTCGCGCAGGTGACAGTGATGGGGTATTGACGTTTACTTTCAAACACAAAAAGCGCAGTGAATTGGAAAAACTGGAGAAAGCGCTTCGTGAGGCCAGCGAAGAGCAGTTGAGCTCTGGCAACTATAGCAATCTACCGATGGCCGACTTCTTACGTGAGATCTGCGCTACTTGGACTTTACCCGATGAGTTGAATCAGGAAAGTCTAATCACTTTACTGGACAACTATCCACGTGCTTTTGATGCTATCGCTACGGCTTATACCAAAGAGCTGATGGCGGTACGAGAAAAAAACTAATCGCGCTTGCTGAAGCCTTCTATTCGCCGGAAACGCCCCGTGAAGAACTGGCCGCATTTGGTCTATCTCCCGATGACTATGAAACAACCGTTCTCGATGTTTGGCCGGATATGCAGCCTGCATTCCAACTTTTTCAGGCGATGGCAACCCAATGGCGTACCGGTATGGGAGGTATTACGGGGTTAGATTACAATTGCCTTCCCTGGTTAATGCGGGTTTATGCCGTGGAGGATGAAGCAAGCGTGTTAAATGACATCCGAATTATGGAAACCGCAGCGCTTAAGGTGATCCACCAAAAATAATCGTCTGCGATGATGCCAGCCTTGAGCTGGCTTTATTGTTATAGCCAGGAGTAAGGCATGGCAGATATTACAACTATGACGCTGCGTGTTAATGCCAGTGATTTGCAGCGGGCTAATAGAGATCTGGTTGATTTGCAAAGCAACATTTCTGTGGCAACGAGTCGATTCGAAATGTTGAATCGTACGTTACGCAGCGGAATGCAGGAGATCAGCCGTTATAGCAATATTGGTAGACAACTGTCTCAGCTAGGAGAGAGTACCAATGCATTTATCGTTAACTTGAGAAGAAGCACTGCAGCAATAGAAGAATACCGGCAAGCGCTGGAAGGGATGCAGGGACAAGCTTCGAATACAGCTTCCATTTCTGGCTCTACCTCTGGAGATTTTGGTTGGAAAGAGGCTTTGGACCAAGGTTTACAGCTAGTAGATACCTATGATCAGGTGCAGAAAGTACTTGCTCCATTAGGAAGGATGGGACCTCTGATTGCTGTAGCTGTGGGCACTACAGCATTACTGGGTACCGCATATTACCAAGGTGCCAAAGAGGCCGAAGAGTTTAACAAACAGTTAATTCTCACCGGCGACTACGCAGGTAAATCATCTTCCCAGTTACAAGAAATGGCAAAAGCTATCTCGGGTGATGGAATTACACAGCATACTGCTGCAGGCATACTTGCTCAGGTAGTTGGTTCAGGTTCATTCAACGCAAGCCAACTAGAAACGGTAGCTAAGACTGCAGCTGCAATGCAGGAAGCAACTGGCCAATCTGTTGATGTGACCATCAGTAACTTCCAGAGACTTTATGACAGCCCGACTAAAAGTTCTGTAGAGTTAAATAAACAGATGCATTATTTAACCTCATCCCAGTACGAATATATTTCGTCATTAGAGAAACGAGGATACAAGGAGGAAGCTGGTGAGGCTGCTGCAAAAGTGTACAGCGAGGCGGAGCGGCAACGTAGCAGAAAAATTTTAGATAATCTTGGTTTGATAGAGCGAGCGATTAAAGCTGTAAATGATGCTAAAAAATCTATGTGGGATTCGCTATTAGATGTTGGGCGGCCAATATCAATGGAAAATAATCTTGCGGAATTACAGAGTGAGCTTGATAATCGACAAAAGGCACTTTTACCTGAACGAGAAAAACCGGTCTCATATGGTTATACCAGCAGGATTGGGGAAGGGTTAGGTGGAGATGATTATGAGCAACGGAGATATAATCAACTTGCTAGAATCAATGATTTAAAAGCGCAAATAGCATTAATACAGACAGTTATAGATTTGAATGGTGTTGTTACGAAATCAACTAATAATGCAACGCAAGCTGATGAAGCCAGAACGGCGTCCCTAAAATATCAAAATGATGTATTATCCAAAAATCAGTCATGGCAACAAAAACGCAACGCCGCCTTAACTGAGCTTTGGCGGATGGTCGCAAAAGCCCCGAAAGATTGGAGTGATGAGGATCGTAAAAAAGCGGTTGACCAGATCAATGCTGATAATAAACCGCCAGTAGCTATAAGTTCTCCTAAGTATTATGACGAACAGCCCGCGAACATACTCAAGCAAGAGCAAGAGCGGTTGGCTTTATTGAATGATGAAAATCATGCACTCATGATCCAGGATAATAAGCTTATCAGCCTTACCGAAGGAGGGAAACGTCTAGCGATGCTGGATAGGGAAATAAATCGTCTTCGTGGGGAAAACCGTCTGTCATTGCAAGAACAATCCATTCTCAAGGGTAAAGAAGCACTAAGAACGGCAATCCTTGAAACTGAGCAGCAGGAAAAGTTTAATCAGGAAAAACGCCAAGGATTGGAATTAGAACTTAAGATGGAGCAATACACGAGAACGGTGGAAAATCGTTCTGTACAGGAGTTGAAGAAGTATGGGCTAAGTAAACGAGAGCAGTCTCGCATTGATGAGCGCAATCAACTTAAAAATGCTTTCATTGAGGGGGGCGGGAAATTTGGTATTGACGATAAAGCTACAGGACCTGGTGCAGAGAAATACAATATAGCTAGAGATACTCAGGAGCAATTCTATGTTGATGATGATAAAAAACGCGGGGATTGGCTGCTAGGAGCACAAAAAGGTTGGAACGAATATCTGGACTCTGCGACCAATGTATATGATTCAATGGCCAATATCGGCCAAGCGACCTTTAGCGGTTTATCAGACATGCTTACCAGCATGGTGACCACTGGCAAAGCCAACTTCCAAGAGTTTACCGCCTCAATCCTGAAAATGATTATCCAGGTGATTAACCAACTGCTGGTAGCTTTTGTCATCCAAAAAGCAATGGGTTGGATTAACCCATCGGCTGCAGCAACAGGCAAATCCAGCGGCGGTTATACCGGTGACGGCGGCAAATACGATCAGGCGGGCGTGGTACACCGTGGCGAGTTCGTGATGACCAAAGAAGCTACCCAGCGGATCGGCGTGGGCAATCTCTACGCCATGATGCGCGGCTATGCGGAGGGTGGCCTGGTGGGCGGCAACAAAGCCCCGATGTACGGCCTGGCAGCAGAGCAGGGGGGCGGTATTACGGTCAACAGCACCGTAGTAATGAACAATGACGGCTCCGCGAATGCGGCTAATAGCTCCTCTGTCGGTGACGGCATGGGCAAGCTGGTGCAGGGCATCGTTAATCAGGCGATCACCGAACGTTTGGGCAAAGAGCTTAAGCCGGGCGGCCTGATCTGGAACGCCTCAGCGGCTCGCTGAATCTCCTTATCAATTATCAATAGTAATAACCGTAGTCTGGCATCAGGCCTGACCAATCGCTCCTTATCGGGGGCAATGTCTGGCCCTGTGACTGACGGTTATTACTGCTCGGAGTCTTTATGCTTATCGATACTTTCCAATGGCAAACCCAGGCCTCGCCTAGCGGTAACTTTGTCCATAACGTCAGAAGTGCGCAGTTCGGCGACGGCTATAAACAGGTCAGCAGCAACGGGCTGAACCAGGCGGTGCAGCAGTGGCAATTGGCCTATACTGGCCATCCGGCCGTGACCCAGTCGATGCTGGCCTTTTTAAATCAACACGTGCTCGTCGCCTTTTTCTGGACGCCGCCCAACGGCAAGAAAGCGCTATTTCGCGTCAAATCGGATTCAATTTCCGTCACACCGCTTGCGCGCAATGTGGAGGCGTTGAGTTTTGCCTTTGAACAAGCCTTCGGCGTATAGGTGCAATCATGTCATTTAACAGTCAAGTGCAAAAGCTGGTGCCTGGGGAACTGATCCAGCTGATTGAAATTGATGGCACCGCCTTTGGCGCGGCCATCATGCGTTTTCATGCGCACAATATTCCCCACACTCAGGCCGAGATCGCGGCGGCGGGCAACGATGCCCAGCGGCTGAAACCAAAATCGATCTGGTGGCAGGGAAACGAGTATGAAGCCTATCCCTACGAGATCACCGGCCTGGCAGCAACCAGCGATGGTTCGCAACCAACGCCCAGGCTCAGCGTCGCCAACCTCAGCAATCTGGTGTCCTCACTGTGCCTGACCTTCAACGACATGGTGCAGGCGAAAGTGCGGGTACACGACACCTTTGCCAAATACCTGGATGCGGTCAACTTCCCCGAGGGGAACGCGCTTGCCGATGCTTCGCAGGAGCGAGTGCAGGTTTTCTACATCGACAGCAAAAGCACCGAAACCAACAGCGTGGTGGAGTTCCAGCTCTGTACACCGTTCGATCTGCAAGGCCAGCAACTGCCCTCGCGGCAAATTCACGGGCTTTGTACCTGGTGCATCCGGGGTTGGTACCGCAGCGGCAGAGGTTGTGATTACAGCGGCGGGGCCTGTTTTGATAAGGACGATGAACCGATCGACGATCCGGCGTTAGACGTCTGTGGTGGCCGAGTGTCCTCCTGCAAAAAACGCTTTGGTGATGCGCAACCCCTGGCCTTTGGCGGGTTCCCAGGTTCCAACCTGTTGGGGAGGTAATGATGCAGGCTGAAATCATGCAGGCCATCTGTGAGCATGCCGCAGCGGAGTATCCCAATGAGTCCTGCGGTTTTGTGGTGCAGAACGGGCGTAAGGCGCGTTATCTGCCGTGCCGCAATGTGGCGGAAAACGCGTTGGATAACTTTGTCATCTCCCCTCAGGAATACGCGCAGGCGGAAGATCAAGGCGAGATCATTCGCATCATCCACAGCCACCCAGATGTGCCCGTGTTGATCCCTTCGGAGATGGATCGCCTGCAGTGCGATCACTCGGGCATTGTCTGGGGCATCGTCTCGTGGCCGGAAGGGGATTACACCGAGGTTGTGCCACGCGGTGAGCGTCCGTTGGTTGGGCGCAGTTGGCTGTTGGGGCATGCCGACTGCTGGTCATTGATCCGGGATTACTATCGCCAGGAACACGGCATCGCGCTGAATGATTACTCGGTGGAGCATGAATGGTGGGTCGACGGCAAAACCCGCCTGTATGACGATCACTGGTACGACGAAGGGTTCCGGGAATTTCAGGGGCCGATGCGCGCGGGCGACATGATCATGATGCAGGTTTCAGCCCCGGTGACCAACCACGCGGGTATCTATCTGGGGGACGGCATGATGCTGCATCACCTGTTCGGCCAGCTTAGCCAGCGCTATCCCTACAGCGGATATTTTCAGGAGCGGACGGTATGCGTAGTCCGCAGGAAGGAGCTTCTATGATGCAAACAACAAGACTGATCCGGTTGGGTGGCCAACTGGGTAAAAAGTTCGGTAAAACCCATCGGCTGGTGGTGGCGGATACGCGCGAAGCGCTGCGGGCGCTGTGTATCACCTTGCCCGGATTTGAGAGCTTTATGATGAATGCCCATAAGGACGGCGTGCAGTTTGCCTTCTTTAATGGTTCGCAGAATATTGGCTTGGCCGAGTTTGCTACCTCCAAAGGCAACGCCGATATCCGCATTATGCCGGTGATTGCCGGGAGTAAGAGTGGCGGGATGTTCCAGATTGTCATCGGCGTGGCGGCGTTGGTCGGGGCATTCTACACCGCAGGTTGGTCGTTGAGTGCTTGGAGTGGTGCACTTGGCGCGTCGGGAGCGACAGCGACACTCAGTGCCTCCGCTGTGACGGCTGTTACCAACTTAACCCTGCTGGGTTCAACGATGGTACTTGGTGGTGTCATGCAACTGATGACGCCACAGCCGAACTTCGGCATGTCCTCTTCCCAATCGGTAGAAAACAAACCGTCCTATGCCTTTGGCTCACCGGTCAACACCACGGCGCAGGGCTACCCAGTGCCGGTGCTGTACGGCGAGCGGGAAATCGGTGGTGCGGTAATTTCCGCCGGTATTTATGCTGAAAACCAGCAATAACCCCCTTTAGGGCATTTTTCTACAGGTCGCATTCGCGACCTTTTTTGTGGGCGCAATATGACAAAGTTAACAATTCATGGGCGCAAGGGCGGTGGTGGATCGGCGCATACGCCGGTTGAAGCTCCCGATGATTTGCAGTCCAACGCTAAAATCAAAATCCTGCTGGCGCTGTCTGAAGGGGAAATTGCCGGTGAGTTAGACGGCACCCGCATCCTGCTCGACGGCACCCCGGTGCATAATCCCGATGGCAGTGAAAACTTTACCGGCCTGAAGTGGGAGGTGCGTAACGGCACCCAGGCTCAGGATTACATTCAGGGCATGCCGGACGTAGAGTCTGAAACGCCGGTCAACGTCAAGCTGACCACCACGAACGTCTGGACCAAAACCTTCACCCGAACCGATATCGACGCGCTGCGCATACGCATGGGCTTCCCGGCGCTGTTCCAGCAGGAAGATAACGGCGATATGAACGGTTCGCAGGTGGAATATCTGATTGAGCTTTCCACCGACGGCGGAGCCTATCAAACCGTGGTCACCGGCACGCTAAAGGGCAAAACCACCAGCCTGTACGAGCGCGATCACCGGATTAATCTACCTAAGGCAACCACCAGCTGGACGCTGCGCATCAAGCGCATCACCCCGGACTCCACTAGCAGCAAGCTGGTAAACACTACCCAGATCCAGACCTACACCGAGATCGTGGACGCCAAGTTCCGCTATCCCAACACCGCCTTGCTGTTTATCGAGTTCGATGCCCAGCAGTTCAGCTCAGTGCCGAAAATTACGCTCAAGCCAAAGGGCAAAATCATTCGCGTGCCGGCCAACTATGATCCGCTGGCGCGAACCTACAGCGGCAATTGGGATGGCAGCTTTAAATGGGCCTGGAGCAACAACCCGGCCTGGGTGTTTTACGATATCGCGCTGGACAAGAATTACGGCTTAGGCAACCGGGTGACCGCCGCCGAGATCGACAAATGGGGGCTGTACAGCATCGCGCAGTATTGCGATGAGCTGATTGATGATGGTCTGGGGGGCGGGGGCAAAGAACCGCGTTTCCTGTGCGACGTGTATATCCAGTCGCAGCAGGATGCCTACACCGTATTGCGTGATATCGCCGCCATCTTCCGCGGCATTACCTACTGGGGCAACGACCAGCTGTTTGCCTATGCGGATATGCCGCGCGATGTGGATTTCGTCTATTCACGGGCCAACGTCATTGGCGGTGAATTTGCCTATGCGTCGGGTTCTTACAAGAATCGCTATACCTCGGCGCTGGTGAAATGGGGCGATCCGGCCAACCATTATGCCGACGCGGTGGAAGCGGCTTACGATAACGAACTGGTGAAGCGCTACGGCGTTAACCAGACTGAAATCACCGCCATTGGCTGCACGCGGCGCACCGAGGCTCACCGCCGTGGACGCTGGGCGATCCTGAGTAACGCCAAAGATCGTACCGTCAGCTTTACCGTCGGGTTGGACGGCAATATCCCGCTGCCAGCTCGGATCATCGGCATTGCGGATGCCATGCTGGCAGGCAAGACCAACGGCGGGCGCATCCATTCCGCGCAGGATCGTGTAGTGGTGCTGGACCGTGAAGTGGAGTTCGGCAAAGGCGATCGCCTGATCGTCAATCTGCCGGACGGCACGGCACAAACTCGCACTATCGCCAGTATCGCGGCAGACAAGCTTACGGTGACGCTGACCGCCCCGTTCCGCCAGCAACCAGAGCCTGAAGCGGTCTGGAGTATCGATTCCGACAGCCTGGCGATCCAGCAGTTCCGCGTGGTGTCGGTCCAGTCCAACGATGATGGCACCTTCGCCATTAACGCCGTTGAGCACGATCCGGATAAATACGCCTTTATCGATAACGGCATCCGCCTGGATGCGCCGCCAATCACCGTCACGCCACCAGGAGCAATGCCTGCTCCGGCGAATATCGCCATCTCGCGCTACGACTACGTCAGCCAGGGGATTAACGTTGCCTCAATGCGGGTGCAGTGGCGGGCTGTCGCTGGCGCGGTGACCTATGAAGCCCAGTGGCGTAAAGATAACGGCAACTGGGTAAATGTGGGCGCGACGCCTTCGCTCGGGTTTGATGTTAACGGTATTTATGCCGGTAACTATGACGTACGGGTGCGAGCGGTGAATGCGGTGGGCGTTTCCTCGCAGTGGGGTCATGCCGAGCCGAGCTATCTGGCAGGAAAAGCGGGTGCGCCGCCCAAGATTGTTTCGCTGACGGCAACCCAGGATGTGGTGTTTGGCATCCAGCTTGCCTGGGGTTTTGGCCACAACTCTGCCGACGGCCTGAAAACCACCCTGATGGTAGCCAGCCGGGCGGATTTCGCCGACGAACGCTTATTGGCCGATGTGCCTTATCCGCAGCATCGCTATGACATGCAGGGTTTGCGTGCCGGGCAGGTGCTGTACTTCCGTGCAGCTTTTACCGACAAAACCGGCAACCAGTCCGACTGGAGCGAGTTTGTGCGTGGGATGGCTTCGGACAGTGCGGACGTGGTGCTGGCGCAAATTGCGCAAAGCATTACCGAGACCGAACTGGGCAAAGATCTGTTGGAGAAGATCAACAGCCTGCCTTCGGATCAGAACGTCCAGGATCTGGCCGAGAAGATCGCCCAGGCGCAGGCCGATATCGAGGAGAACAGGGATGCTCTGCAAGGGGATGTCGATACCCTGCAAGCGGCGCTGAACAAGGTTAACGCCGAGCTGGCGGGCCGGAATGCCGATCTGAGCAATGCTGTCGACGTGCTGCAACAGGATTTGACGCAGTTGGGCAAAGCCGCCATCGAAAACAGCCTGACCATCGAGCATAACCGCCAAAAACTCTCCCAGGCCCAGGAGGTTCTGAATAGCGATATCAAGGACGCACGCGGGGAAATTGACAGCACCCGCGCCAGCTTGGCGCGAGCAGATGCCGAACTGCAAGCCAAGGTCGATGCCCTTACCGGTGGCACCAACGCGGCAATGGCTCAGGTTGCTTCGCAGATCACACAATTGCAGGATGATGATCAGCAACTGGCCAGTAAACTTGACGTGGTGATTGCCAAGGCCGAAGGGAACGCCGCACAAATCGCGCAGGAGCAAGCGGCGCGTGTGGATGCCGATGGGGCGTTAGCCAAGGATATCAGCTCGGTGAAAGCCACGGCGGATAATCAGCAGGGTTTGATTATCAAGCTGGAGCAGGCGCAGGCCGATGCCGATTCTGCTTTGGCTAAGGTGGAATCCAATGTTTCTGCCAACGCCAAGGCAATCGGCAGCAACAAGACGGAACAGGACAAGGTTAACTCGCAGGTTACGCAGAAAACCGAAGCGCTGGCCGATCAGCAGAAAACGCAGGGCCAGCAGCTCAGCGGGCTGACTTCCGAGTTTAGCGAAAACCGTGCTGACGTAACCCAACAGCTAAAAACGCTGGCGGCGACAGACTCGGCTCAGGCCCAGCAGATTTCCGGCCTGGAAGCCAGCACGGGCAGTAACACTGCGGCTATCCAGGCAGAGGCGAAATCCCGTGCCGATGCCGACGGTGCGCTGAGCCAACGGGTTGACGTGATCCAGGCTACCGGCCAGGAAAACACGGCGGCCATCACCCGCCTTGGCATCGCGCAAACCGAAGCCGAAAGCAGCACGGCCAGCCTGCAACAGGCATTGGAGGCCACGGCCAAGGCGAATATCGAACAGGCGCTTAAGCAGGATAACGATGTTCAACGTCTGGACGAGAGCAGCGCCCGGTTAACCACGGCGCAAACCGTTTTCGCCGATCGGCAGCAGGCGCAGGCCCAGCAGATCACGCAGCTGGACGCGAACTTTGGCGACGTGTCTGCGCAGTTACAGCAGGAGATCACCACCAGGGCCAGCGAGACCGGCGCGTTGTCACAACGCTTTGACCATCTGAGCGCAGATGTCGGCAGTAATCAGGCCGAGGTGGATCAGCGTTTGCAGGCGCTGGTGGATAGTGGCAGTGCTCAAGCGTCGTTAATTAGCGGCCTGGGGGCAACCAGTGGTGAAAATAAAGCGGCGATCGCCGCTGAATCGCAAGCGCGAACCACGGCGGATGAAGCGTTATCTCGACAATTGAGTTCGCTGGATTCCACCGTTGGGCAAAACACGGCGGCCATCAACGATCGGCTGCAGACGTTGGCCAATCAAGACTCGGCCATGGCGGAGCAGATTGGTTCATTAACGGCGACCTCTGGCGAAAACAGCGCGGCGATCGGCGAGCTGAAGCAGGCACAAACTGACTCGGCAGGTTCGCAGGCTTCACTTAGCAGCTCGCTTGAAGCCATTGCCAAGGCGGATATCGAACAGTCGTTAAAGCAGGCGGAAGACGTTATCAGCAATGACGTTGTCACCGCATCGATCAAAACCCAGCAGAACGTAATGGCGGACGATCAGCGCGCCCAGGCGCAGCAGATCACCGAATTACGGGCAAGCTTTGGTGATGTTGATGCGCGCTTGATGACAGAGCAGACGGTGCGTGCGGAAGCTGACAAGGCGTTATCCCAGCAGGTGACAGCGCTGGCAGGTAGCGTGGGGGACAACAATGCCCAACTCAATCAGCAACTGCAGGTGCTGGTGGATACGGACAGCGCCCAGGCCAAGCTGATTAACGACCTGACCAGCCGAACAGGGGCGAATGAGGCTTCGGTTACCGCCCTGAGCCAAACGCTGACCGATAGCAATAGCGCGACGGCTCAGCAAATTGGCGCTTTGCAATCCGCTACTGGTGACAATACGTCGGCTATTACTTCGCTGTCGAAAACCGTGACCGATAACCAATCGGCAACGGCTAACGATATCAAGTTATTGAATACGGCGGTGGGGGATAACAAGGCGGCAGTCCAGCAGGTGAGTTCTGCGCAGGCGACCTTGGATGGTAAGGTCTCCGCAACCTGGTCGGTAAAAGTTGAAACCAGTAAGAAGGGGGAAAGCAGCGTTGCCGGTTTGGCATTGGGGGTGGATGACGCGGGGAATCGGCAATTCCTGGTGCGGGCCGATCGATTTGCCTTGGTGACCAAAGATGAAGGAAATGTGTCTGTTCCCTTCGCCGTGCAAAATGGCCAGACGTTTATTAACTCGGCATTTATTGCTGATGGGACGATTACTAACGCGAAAATAACGGGGTGGATAGGCTCTGATAACTTCATTGATGGGAGGCAGGGCTGGGCTATCAATAAGTCTGACGGTAATGCTCAGTTTAATCAGGTTTCTGTTCGTGGAAATATCTATGCGGATGGTGGATATTTTAGAGGCGATATCACTGGGGCTAATGGAACATTCTCGGGAACTATTTACGCCAATAAAATAATAGGCGATCTAGTAGATAGCAACAGTATGTCTAACGTGATTAACATCTCTAGGCATATTAATAGGGAGTCTTATGTTGATATTCCATTGGTTACTATAATGGCGTCCAGCTTTGAGAAAAGAGGTGTAATACAAGGGCTGCTACCTAATGGATTAAGTCACTATCCAGAACGAGGGGTATCTGTGGCTCCGGGGAATGTAGCAAGTGTATGGGGGTATGGTGGTGCCAATGGCTCAATTGCTTTGTTATTAAATGGCAATGTGATAGCTAAATCATATAGAGACTATAGTGCTAATGGCTATTTACCTGAGATAATAAGCAGCATACCCATAACCATAAAAGCCGGTAGTAGTGATAATCAGTTGATATTGAGAGTGTTCAATAATGGATACGAGGCAAACTGGGTGGGGGTTTTCTTACAATGCTCCATTATATTGTCTCGCTCAACACAGAATATTATTTTTAATAACATTACTAACTAAAAACCGCCGCGAGTGGTTTTTCATTTTTTGGAGTAAGAATCTATGTGGTACAAAACAGGCACTATCAATTTAATCGCTAATAACGCCACCGTGACGGGTACCGGCACCGCTTGGGCCGATGCCAAGTTTGGTGTAATGCCAGGTATGATTTTACTGGCCCCGGATAATAAGTTGTATGAAGTTAAACAGGTTAATAGCAATACCTCACTGACCCTGAATAGCAACTATGCCGGTTCAACGGCCAGCGGGCAGAGTTACGCTATTATCACCACCTACGAAGGTGATATCAGCCAGTTCTCAGCTCGCTTTGCGGCGATGCTGACCTTCTTCCAAGGCAGCCGCAATGATACGGTGAGTTGGTTCACTGGCTCTGGAGATATGACCTTTACCAAGGATGATGGTACAAAACTAACGGTGCCGACATTAGCGAAGATTCAGGCCGATTATCTGTCAAAAACAGCTACTGCAGATCAAAGCATAGCCGGTCCGGTATTGTTCTCTAAAGCCGCAACGTTTAATAATGGCTCAACATCACTCGGTGATAACGTTTTTCAAGCAAAAACTCCCGGGGCAAACGTAATTTTGCGTTATAAGGATATGGATGGGGTTGAACAGGGAGCAATATATGTTACCTCCGCGACAGGGCAGATGACGCATCGATGGGGCGGTACAGCTTTTAGTGCGGTGTATAAAAATGATGGCACAGTAATATTCCCAAACGATATTTATTCTGGTTCTGTGAAAGTTGCGACAAAAGCAACAGGGATCGGGGTTGCTGACTTAAACGACTTTAAAAAAGAGGGGGGATTCTACCAGCACAGTTCATCTAATGCGACCCAGTTAAGAAACTACCCTGTTTTATTAGCTGGTACGTTAAGAGTACTTGAGCCTAGAGCATCACAGAATGACCGATATACATGTAACCAGATTTATTACCCGTTCAGTATTTCGAATTGTTATTTCTCTCGCCATTATGCCGCTTATAACGACACATGGACAGCCTGGGAGCAATATGATTCAAGGAGTAATAATGATGCTCGTTATTTGCAAGTTGGTGCGTATGGTCTGGGGACAGATTATAGATCATCATTGACGGGGTATACATTAGCATCGGATTACCGTATTAATGGTGCTTTCTATGGTAATGTATCATCAATGACTGATACGTTTGATGCAGCGAATAACCATATTTTTAACGTATTTGGATATGCTAATAGAACATACGGATTCCAGATCGCCTTCCCATTCGGTGCTGACAAAATGGCATTCCGCCGGATTCAAAATAACGGCGTGGGTGCATGGAAAGAAGTTTGGCACAATGGAAATCTAGCCAATCCTCTTCAAACGGGGAGTTTTGGGTTAGGTTCAACACAACAGAATAGTAGTAATAATATTGATTTAGATGCATCAAGAGCTGTAGGTTTTTATGCAGGTAGTGGATTTACCTCAACAACTGGAATGCCGTCCGGATGGCCCACCGGAACCGTACATGCATATCTTGTTGTTGAAAACTTGGCTGTTAGCTATGGAACAACGTGCAAACAAACATTAACCTCGCATCCTGGATCAACATTTACGCCGAAAACCTGGTTTAGAATACAAAGAACCGGTGTATGGGGGCCATGGCAATTAATATGGGACTCTGCAAATACAACTGTAGATACTAATGGTTTTATTAAATCAGCATCCCCGATTGTTAAATTATTCGGTGATGGAGTAAGCGATTTAAATGGGGAATCACAAGGTGTAACCACAGAGCGCATCGATTTAGGTGTATACGAGGTTAAAGGCTCATTAGGTTTCGCGCTGGAAGGCTGGAACATCGAAGTCCCGCAAGACGTCAACGGTAACCGCCTATGCTTCGTCGCTACCGAAGCGGCCGAAGACGGTACTATCACGGTCAGAGTCAGCAAACGCCGCTTTGATATTGATACCGCAGCAATCGTTGCAGGGGAGCCGATGGATATTCCTGAAGGGCGCTGGATCGATCTGCGTTTGGAGATGCCGCCGGTTGAGGAAGTTCAGAACGAGCCAGAACCTGAAAGCCACGAAGGCGAAATGGTAAGCGAGTAA